TTTCGGACTGTCGGCGGGCGCTTGGTGTATGTACCTGCTGCGTAAATGTAATTTGATAATTTAATAAACTGGGCAATCAAACAGTTTGATACAGCCAATATATGACAAAAAGAAAACCATTTTCAAGGGTTACTCAATTAGAAGGAAAGGTAGTGTGAACGAAATGATTGATTATGGAAGGCAAAGAAGCACAGTGAAACCTGAACCAATGGTCATTGATGAAAGCAGTGTTTGGGTCTATTCAAACATCACACCTGTGGAAGAAACTGTTGGCGAAGAAACATTCAGCGGTTGGGAATTCAACATGGTTCAATATACCAAAGATGAATATATCCGAATGTTGGACACTCAATTGACTGACACACAATTTGCACTGGTTGAAGTTTATGAAATGATTATGTCTTAATGACAGAAAGGAACGGTGAATCAAAATGGCAAAAGTTTATGCAGACCTTATCAGGAAGGGTCTTAAAACAATTGATGATGTTCCTGAAAAATTAAGGGCAGAGGTTCAAGCAATCTTGGATGCTGATTCCAATGCTTAAACTGCTTCTATTATTTTTATTCAGAAAGGATGTGGTTGTGATGGCAGTCATTTATGCAACTTTAATTGTCAAGGGCAAAAAGACTTTTGCAGAAGTACCTGCTTTGATTAAGGAACAGGTCAGACAGGTTCTAATTGACATTGACTGCGGTGATTTGGCGGTTGAATAGCACTTGAAATCATTAGGGGGTATATAAGACATACCCCCATGAGTAAAAACCCCTCACAGGTCAAATGGTGGCTTGTCAGGGGTTTATTCTATGAAAGGGGGTACTGTCTATATGACAATTGAAGTTGCCCTTCTGATTTCAGGTGTTTCATTGGCATTTGGAATCTATCAAGGGATAACAAACATGAGAAGAAACAGTAAAAAGGATGACCAACATGATGCAGCACAGTTGACCACTGTGATTGTGAAGCTTGAAAATATCGGCATTGGAATTACTGAAATAAAATCAGAAATGTCCAATTTGAAAAACGATATTAAGGACTCCAGGGAAAGACTTATCAAGGTTGAAGAATCGGCAAAACAAGCACACAAAAGGCTTGATACCCTTGAAAAAGTGGTAAGAGGTCTTGATTCAGATGAATAAAAACAAGGAATTTTCAAAAAAGCTTCTTACACAAACAAGGTATATCTTTATTGCTTCATTGATTGCAGCATGTGTGTTTGCCTGGCAAGGAAAAGACACCAGTGTGTTCATGTACATAATTCCTTCCACTGGCGGTGCATATGGTGCTGCAATTGTTTTCTATCTTAACAAGGCGAAGATGGAAAATGTGTTCAAAGGCAAAATTGCTTTTCTGGAAACAAAGCTGAATCTAATGATGAAATATCCTTCTGAACATCATGAAGAAATTGAAAGTGAACTTTCAAAAATAGATGCAGCATTGGACAGCAAGATTGACAGCACAATGAATGAAGCAGTTCAGGAAGAAATCAGCATTCAAAATTTTTAGAAAGATGGTAATCTCAATGAAAATCAATTGGAAACAGAAGCTGACCAGTAGAAAGTTTTGGGCAGCAGTCATTGGTTTTGTAACTGCAATCATGGTTGCTTTTGGTGTGAATGATTTAACCATTGAACAGGTGGTTGGACTTATCACAGCAGCATCTACACTGATTGCTTACATAATCGGTGAAGGAATGGTGGATGCTGCAAGGCTTAATGCAGAAGCATCCGCAAAAGATGAAAGTGAAGGTGAATAATCATGGGATACACAAACAGTCCATTGGTATCATATACCAAAATATCACCGAATAAAACCAGTCCAAGAAATCACAAAATTGACACTATAACCATTCACTGTGTTGTGGGTCAATGTTCGGTTGAAACCCTTGGTGAAATCTTTGCAAAGGAAAGCAGACAGGCATCTTCCAATTATGGCATAGGTTTTGATGGCAGAATTGGGATGTATGTTGAAGAAAAAGACCGTTCCTGGTGTTCATCCAATGCAGCAAATGACCACAGAGCAATTACCATTGAAGTTGCATCAGACACAACACATCCTTATGCAGTGAATGACAAAGCATATGCTGCCTTGCTTGATTTGGTCACTGATATCTGCAAAAGAAACGGTATCAAGAAACTTGTATGGTCAACGGACAAAAATCAGCGTGTGAATCACCTAAATGGCTGCAACATGACTGTTCACAGAGATTATGCAAACAAATCCTGCCCTGGCGATTACCTGTATAACAGGCATGGTGAAATTGCAGCAGAGGTCAACAGAAGGTTGAATGCAGAAGTTGCACCTGAAACACCAAAGGTCTTATACAGGGTTCAAACAGGTGCTTTCAGCGTGAAATCAAATGCTGATGCTTTGGCTGCAAAGCTTAAAGCAAAAGGGTTTGATACCTACATGGTGAAGGTTGGTTCTTTGTACAAAGTCCAGGTTGGTGCTTTCAGTGTCAAAGCAAATGCAGATGCCATGATGAAGAAACTGAAAGATGCAGGATTTGAAGCTTTTATCACAACCGAAAGCGGAACACCAGTCACCATTGAAGCACCAAAGACTGAAACAAAAGTCATCAAGGTTGGAAGCAAGGTCAAAATCAAACAGAATGCACCTGTCTATGGTAAAACAACAAAATTTCAGTCCTGGGTATATCCCTTGACCTGGATTGTGCATTCAATGAATGGTGACAGGGTTGTTGTCAATAAAGACACCACAGGTAAATATGCAATTATGTCACCTGTGAAGCTGTCAGATTTGACCCTTGTGGAATAAAAATCTTGTTACTAACCTGTTACTAACCACCAGGTTTTAACCCATTCTGACGGGTTCAAAAAGTTCAGCAAACCCTCGAAAATACTGCATTTTCACCACTTGAAAAATGAACAAATTCATGATATAATATCCACTGGAAACCCCCAACTGCTGATTTATAGCGGTTGGGGGTTATTTTTTGTTACTAACCTGTTATTAGTTCAAAGTTGCATCTATCAATTCAATGGCTTCTTTCAGTTCTTCAATTGTCTTGTGGGTGTAGATTCTTTCACCCACTTCTTTTGATTTGTGACCCATCATCAAATCAATACATACTTTGTTTGCACCTGCGGAATCAAGTCTTGACCTGAATGTGTGTCTACATTCATGTGGTGTGTGTTCCATTCCCAACCGTTCCATGATGGTATTCCAAAATTCATAATACTTGGTGTTGGACATTTTCTTTCCTTCATAACTGAAAAGATATTTGTTCCCCTGGTCTTTTCTTCTTTGAACTAACTGAACAATCTTGGAATGAATCGGAACAATACGGTCTTTTCCTGCTTTGGTCTTGATACCCCCTTTCTTTTGGTATGTGTTACACATGTTACGGTGTTACACATCTTTTCTTATTACTTAATTTTTTAGAAAATCATTAAATTTTATTGATTATAAAAACCTTAAAAATATAAGAAATATAAAGTAACCGTAACAACCGTAACAACTGTAACATTTGTTATTTTTCAGTGTATTTATCAATCATACAAAGGTCAATCAAAGTGTCAATTGCTTTGTCTTTGCCTGCTTCATTAAGTTCAACGAACTGTTCAAGTAATTCAACTGCTTTCTTTCCATAAGTAACTTTGATTGCTTCAAGAAGCTGCACTTCTGTTGCATTCTTTTCATACATCAATCTTTCCATAGGCACATCATGACCCATCAACCAGGCTTCTGAAACATTCAATGCCCTTGCAAGTAAATAAAGTGCCTTTTGTTTTGCTTCATATACCCCATTGGTGTACTGACTGATTCTTGCTTTGGATAAACCAGTCCTATTTGACAATTCGATTGGTTTCATTCCTCTTATTTCTAATGCTTTGTTAAGCCTATTTTTGAAAGAATCTCCCATGTTCATCACCTTACTAATATTATATGGGATTGTACGCATTATTATACACTATAGTTAAGGAAATTTCAAGGAAAACAGAAAAAAGTTAAAGAAAAATGAAAAAACCTATTGACAGCAAAAGTTAAGGATGCTATGATGAAATCAAGTCAATCAAGGGAACAGTGAAGGAACACAAAGAATTCAGGGGCATCAATCAGACCGAACTTACAAGATGCAAAGTTGACTAACTGATTGACCATTGTTCTTTGACAAGTGAACACAGACCAGTAAAAGGCATGGCACAATCCCCATGTTGTAATAATCTGGTTGAATAAGCTTGATGCTTCAAAAATTGATGAAGCCGAATTTGGGTTCGGCGGTCTGCATGGTTATTCCAAAATTGTTGATGTTTCAAATGCATTGTATATATGCAAACAACTTGATAGTGAAGGCAAACTTGATGAAACCATGAAAAGATATGGCTTCAAAGTGCAAAGAAATAAAATTGGTGTACTTGAACGGAAAGGAAGTGATTAGATGATTGATGTTGTATTTGACTATTCCAAGTTAAGGGGGAAAATCAAAGAAGTGTTTGGAACACAGTCTGCATTTGCTGCTGAAATGCAAATGTCACCTGTTTCCCTGTCTGAAAAGCTGAACAACAAAGTGCAATTCAGTCAGAAGGAAATTGACAGAGCATGTGACCTGCTTCAAATTGCAAAAGAAGAAATACCCATATATTTTTTTGCACCAAAAGTTAAGAAAGCTTAACCAAATAACAAGAAAGGATGTTTGAAAATGAGTTTTTCAGAAAGATTGAAACAGGCAATGGTTGAAAGAAACATGACCCAAGCTGAACTTTCTGCACTGACTGGAATTGGTAAGTCATCCATCAGTCAGTATCTTTCAGGTAAGAATGAACCCAGAGAACCTACTATAAGAAAAATTGAAGAAGCACTTGGTTGTTCTTTGGGTTTACCTGAAAAAACTGAAAATGAATGTTCAGAAAATATCATGAAATTTTCTACAAAGAAAATAACCATCAGGCAAGCAGCAAAAGTGATGCACATATCAGAGGATACGCTTTCTGAAAAGCTTCAAAAAGGCGAATTACCGTTCGGATATGCACATAAAAAACCTGGTTCAAGTAAGTATTCATACTACATCAGCCCAAAGAAATTTTATGAATATACAGGTTGGTGTTATTAAAGAAAGGATGGTTAAAACATGGAAAATGTAAAGGGATACAAAGTGTTCAATCCTGATTGGACATGTAGGGGTTTTCAATATGAGGTCGGAAAGACCTATGAAGAAAATGTGAAACCAAGTGTTTGTGATAGGGGTTTTCACTTCTGCAAACAAGCAAAGGACTGTTTCAACTATTACACATTTGACCCTAAAAACAAAGTTGCAGAAGTTATTGCACTTGGTGAAGTTGCAGAAGAAGGTGATAAGTGCTGCACTAACAAGATTCAAATAGTGCGTGAAATTTCATGGGAAGAAGTTCTGACCATTGTCAACACAGGAAGGGCATGCACTGGTCTTTGCAACAGCGGTAATTGCAACAGCGGTAATTGGAACAGCGGTGATTGGAACAGCGGTAATCGGAACAGCGGTGATTGCAACAGCGGTAATTGCAACAGCGGTCACCGCAACAGCGGTAATTGGAACAGCGGTAATTGGAACAGCGGTAATTGGAACAGCGGTAATTGGAACAGCGGTCACCGCAACAGCGGTCACCGCAACAGCGGTAATTGGAACAGCGGTGATTGCAACAGCGGTAATTGGAACAGCGGTGATTGGAACAAGGCTTCCAATACGGTTGGTTGTTTTAACACTGAAAGTCAGAAGTTGCGGTTCTTTGATAAAGAAACAGATATGACCTTTGAAGAATGGAGAAATTCAGAAGCTTACTGGTTAATGAACAGAATTAATTTCAGACCTGCTGACTGGATTTGGGAAGATGAAATGTCAGATGCTGAAAAAGCTGAACACCCCGAATACAAAACCACTGGTGGTTATTTGAAAATTCGTGACAACACAGATTGCTGCAAAGAATGGTGGAATGGACTTACAAAACGTGAAAAGCAAGTAATAAAAAATATTCCAAACTTTGATGCAGACAAATTTTTCATAATCACTGGGATAAGGGTTTGGTGATGCCTATGCAATTATATGAACACCAAAAGCAAGCACTGGAACAAACAAAAGGCTTCAACAAGGTTGCATATTACTTGGACATGGGTCTTGGAAAAACATTTGTTGGTTCAGAAAAGATGGTTCAGCTTGGTTCAGATACAAACATCATAATCTGTCAGAAATCAAAGATAAATGACTGGATGAAGCACTTCAAAGACCACTATCCCAAAATTCAAATTTATAACCTGACCGATAAAAAGCAATTGGATGATTTCATTTCACATGATACAGCATGGGCAGGTTATCCTGGTGCAACCATGACAGTCGGTATTATCAATTATGATTTGGTGTTCAGAAGGTCAGAACTTCTTCAATTAGAGCATTTCACCCTGATGCTTGATGAATCATCACAGATACAGAATGATACAGCAAAGCGAACAAAGTTCATTCTGAAAATGAAACCTGACAATGTAATTCTTCTTTCAGGAACACCGACATCAGGCAAGTATGAAAACCTGTGGTCACAAATGCACTTGCTTGGATGGGAAATCAGCAAGGAATTATACAACAGACAATATGTAAACTGGGTTAAGGTTGAACAAGATGGGTTCATTCACTTTGTGATTGACAAGGAAGAACCATACAAAAATGTTGACCGCTTAAAGAAAAAGATGCGTGACCATGGTTCTGTGTTCATGAAAACAGAAGAATGTTTTGACCTTCCTGAACAGATATTCATTCCAATTACAGTTCCAAAAACGAAAGAATATAACACATTCAGAAAAAAAGGACTTGTGACTATTGAAGGAACTGAACTGGTTGGTGACAGCACCCTAACAAAGCGATTGTATTCAAGGATGCTTTGCGGACATTACAACAAGGACAAGCTTCAAGCATTCAAAGACCTGGCATCCAGTACCAAAGACAGACTGATTGTGTTTTACAACTTTAATGCAGAACTGGATGCACTTCAAAGGATAGCAGCGGAACTTGAAAGACCAATTTCACAAGTAAATGGTCATGTCAAAGACCTAACTGCTTATGAAAATGAAGAAGATTCAATCACCTTGGTACAGTACCAAGCAGGTGCAATGGGATTGAACCTTCAAAAGGCAAACAAGGTTGTGTTCTTCACACTTACTGACAAAAGTGAACTTTTTGAACAAGCAAAAAAGAGGGTTCACAGAATCGGACAAAACAAGACCTGCTTTTATTACTTGATGATGTGCAAAGACAGTGTTGAAGAAGTCATCCTTGAAACCTTGAATCAAAGAAAGGATTTCACTGACTATCTATTTGAGCAGTTTGAAAGGGATTCAAAATGAACTACAAGCATGGAATGAAAGGAACAAGGATTTATCGGATTTGGCAAGCTATGAAAACAAGATGCTTCAATCAAAACTTCCCAAGGTTCAATGATTATGGCGGTCGTGGAATTAGTGTTTGTGATGAATGGAAAGACGATTTTCAAGCCTTCCATGATTGGTCAATGTTGAATGGTTATCAAGATAACTTGACCATAGACAGAATTGATAATGATGGAAACTATGAACCTGCAAATTGTAGATGGACAACCAATGAAGTTCAAGCAAACAATTCAAGACAATGCAACTTCATTGAATTTAATGGTGAAAATCACAACCTTACTGAATGGGCAGAAATATTAAACATTCCAAGGTATGTGCTATCAAACAGAATTCATGCTTACGGTTGGACAATTGAAAGAGCATTCACAACCAAAGCACAAAAGAAACCAAGAAAGGCGGTGAACAAAGTATGAACTATTCAATGAATGTGAGATATAAGAAAAACCGCAAACAAGCAGTGTTCAAAAGAATCTTAATTTCATGGGTTATCATTTTATTAGTTGGTGCAATGATTGGATTCTTCATTGGCAGGTCAACAAAACAAGCAATTGCATTGCCTGTGACCAGTGAAACTAATGAAACCAGTATTTCATCAACACCATTTGTCACAAGTACACCCATTCAGGAAACTTCTGAACCAACACCAAAAACTGAACTTGTCAGCTTGGGTGTATTCAGAATTACAGCTTATTGCCATTGTGAAAAGTGTTGTGGAAACTGGGCAAAGAACAGACCTACTGATGAAGATGGAAGTTTGCTTGTTTACACAGCATCAGGCGAACTTGCAGTTGAAGGTGTGACCATAGCAGCAGATACAAGTATATTGCCCTTTGGAACGGAAGTCATCATTGATGGTAATAGGTACATAGTCCAGGACAGGGGCAAAGTTATCAAAAACAACCGAATTGATGTGTATTTTGAAAATCATCAGGATGCATTGGAATTCGGTGTTCAATACAAAGAAGTATTTATTGAAAGGATGATTGAAAATGATTAAGTGTAACAATGAATGCCCACTGGGAAAGTTTGACGGATGTTGTCATTCATGCCCCGAAATTGAAGGGTGCAAAGATGCATGTGAAAGCAACCCCAACACCTGCGGTGAAGCAACCTTTGATGAAGAAACAGGTCTTGTAGCTTTCAAGGAACAACAGATTTCAGTGCTTCAACAGATTGCTGATTTGATAACCACAAAGAAAAAACTTGAAGAACAAGAAAAGGAACTGAAAGATAAGCTGAAAGAAGCAATGGAAAAGTTCAACATCAAGAAGTTTGACAGTGACATCTTGAAAATCACCTACATTGCAGAAACCACAGCAACAAGCATTGACAGTGCGAAGCTGAAAAAGAAGTACCCTGCTATTGCAGAAGAATGTTCAAAGACTTCTAAAAAATCAGCTTACATCAAAGTTGAAATCAAGGATGAAACCTAAAAAACTACATGCAAGGATTGCAGAAAGTGGCGGTATTGCGTGGAAAGTTCCAGGGGATATCCTTGCATCAAGTTTGAAAGAAAGGCAGGTGTACAGCAAAATGAACATAAAGCATGGTATGTGTCACACAAGACTATACCGAATATGGCAAAACATGAAAACAAGGTGTAACAACCCAAATGCAACACGATTTAACACCTGGGGTGGTAAAGGCATCAAGGTATGTGAAGAATGGAATGACTTTGAAATCTTCAAAAATTGGGCAATCAGTAATGGATATTCAGATGATTTGACACTGGATAGAATTGACCCAAATGGAAATTATGAACCTGACAATTGTAGATGGGTGACTATTGAAGTTCAAAACATTAACAAAGATTGCGTTCCAAAATATGAATATCAAGGAATTACATTCTGTCAATCACAAGTGTTTGAACTATTTGGTGTTAAAAGAACAACCTTTCAATCAAGGCTAAAAAGAGGACTGACAGTTGAAGAAGCTTTGAAAGGATGTGTTGCAAGTGGGCAGTGAAAAACGGTTTGAAACCAAAGTCAAGAAATGGCTTGAATCGGAAGGTATTTATTCGGCAGGAACACCACAAGACAAGAAAAAAGTTCCTGAATGTGGTTGGTACTTAAAGACATGGGGTGGTGGTTATCAGAAAAGCGGTATTCCTGACCTGTTGCTTTGTGTGAACGGTTTCTTCATAAGTGCTGAACTGAAAGGTGATTCAGGTACACCATCTGACTTGCAGCTTAAAAACACAGCAGCAATCAATGGGTCAAATGGAATCGGTTTGGTTCTGTATCCGAAAGGATTTGAACAATTTCAAAACATAGTGAAAGGGGTGAAAAAATGCAATGTTCACACAGCAGAATTGAATGCTTTGAAAAATGCCCATTCAAGTACAAGCTGCGTTATCGTGACAAAATACTGACCTTGCCCCCTGATAATGCTGACCATCCGCTTATTATTGGAACAGCACTTCACACAGGGTTGGAAAAGGGTGTGACAAAAGCAATTGATGAATACTTCATGTCATATCCAATAATCACAGATGACCATATCAATGAAGCAATTAAGCTTGAATACTTGATACCAAGGGCATCAAAGCTGATTCCAAAAGGAAAATTTGAAGTTAAGATTTCAACGGAAGATTTCATTGGATACATTGACCTTCTTGCACCAGTGACAATGTTCCATGATTCAGAAGTTCCAAATCAATATGACATCTATGACTTCAAATATTCCAACAATATCAGCACTTATAAACAGTCAGACCAGTTGCATGTGTATAAATATTTCTTTGAAAAATGCAATCCTGGCAAGTACATCAGAAACCTTTACTTCTTATTCATTCCAAAAGTAAACATCAAAAAGAAAAAAACAGAAGATTTGACAGAATTCAGAAGAAGGCTTCTTGATGAAGTTAAAAGTGTTGAACCTGAACTGGTGCAAATCGAATATGACCCAAACAAGGTCATCAACTTCTTACTGAACACAAAGCACACCATTGAAGCAACAGAGTTCAACAAGAATGAAAGTTACCTATGTAACTATTGTGAATATCAAGACTATTGTCAGAAAGGATGGGATTATATGTTATTACCCAAGAATGAAAGAAGAAACATTCAGAAGATTGAAAAGAAGGTTATTTGGATTTATGGTGCGCCTTTCAGCGGTAAAACCACATTTGCAAACAAGTTCCCTGACCCGCTGATGCTGAACACTGATGGAAACATCAAGTTTGTTGATGCACCTTATATTGCAATCAAGGACAAGGTTGAACCCAATGGTAGAATGTCACCGAAAAGAACATTTGCCTGGGATGTATTCAAGGAAGTTATTGAAGAATTGGAAAAGAAAGAAAACGACTTCAAGACCATCATTGTTGACTTGCTTGAAGATTGCTATGAACATTGCAGATTATACATGTATGACCAAATGGGTATTACCCATGAATCAGATGACAGCTTCAGGGCATGGGATAAAGTTCAGACAGAATTCCTGTCAACTTTGAAAAGGCTGATGAATCTGGACTATGAAAATATCATCCTGATTTCCCATGAAGATACATCCAAGGATATTACCAAAAAAGGCGGTGACAAAATCACTGCAATCAAGCCGAATCTGCGTGAAAAGGTTGCAAACAAGGTTGCAGGAATGGTTGATATCGTGGCAAGGGTCATTGCTGATGATAATGTCAGAACCCTTTCTTTCAAGGCTAACGAAGTAATCTTTGGCGGTGGTAGATTGACAGTCAGCACCAATGAAATTCCACTTGATTATGATGCTTTCTTGGAAGTCTATGAAGAAGCAAATAAAAATGCAGTTGCAGAATTGAGTGGTGAAAAACCTGCTGCATCCGCTTCCACTGAAAGAAAAGGCAGAAAGAAGAAGGAAGAACCTGCTGAACCTGCACAAGAAGAACCGCAAGAAGAAACCAATGAAGCTGATGCCAAAGAGGAAATAAAGGAAGAACCAAAGGAAGCACCTGCTGAACCAAAGGAAGAACAGAAGCCTGTTACAAGAACCAGGAAAAGAAGGGGTGAATAATTTGAAAATTACAATGTCAGTTTCCAATCTTAAAGAGATTTTCAAAGCTTGTAAAAACTATGTAAGCAAAGACAGTTACAAGCCTATACTTCAAGCGGTTCAGCTTAACTGCACCAATGGTACTTGTAAGGCAACAGCACTTGATGGGTATAAGATGATGACAATTTGCGTTCCTTATGAAGGTGATGAAGGAACAATGTGCATTCCAGTTATTAAACCTCCAAAGGGAACAAAGGTTATCATATCTGATTTAGATTCAGAAATAATGTTTGACTTCCTCACAGAAAAGCAAGTGGTAAAGAAATTTGAAGGTGAGTTCCCCAATGTAGAAAAAGTTTTTCCAGAGGGTGAACCGAATTTCAGAATAGGTTTTGACCCAAAGCTTCTGAAAGATGCATTGGATGGGTTCACTGGTGACACCTACATTGAAGTTAATTTCTTTGGTGAAACAAATGGCGTCATCATAAAAAACAGAATTGATAAACAAGCATTGGTTCTTCCAATGCGACTAAAATAATCAAATTTAGAAAGGATAAGGTGATTTATTATGGCACAAAACATTTGGGATAAGTTTGACAAGCAGTACAACACAGAGGAATTGGCAAAGGAAGTTAAGGAACAGGCACAGAATGGCGGTAACTTCACCCCTGTTCCATATGGCAGCTATGAAGTGTCAGTGACCAAGATGGAATTGACTGAATCCCAAGGCACATGACCCCATGGTTACAATTTGGTTCAAGGTTCTGAATGGTGAACACAAGGGCAGCTTGATTTTCTACAACCAGGTAATCACACAGGCTTTCCAAATCCATCTTGTCAATGAGTTGTTAAGAGCAATGGACACAGACCTTGACATTGAGTTTGTAACATACAAGCAGTATGCACAGCTTCTGATGGATGTTCATGAAGCTATTGATGGCAACCTTGAATTTGGTTTGGACTATACCGAAGGAAAGAAAGGTTTCCCCAAATTTGAAATCACTGATGTGTTTGAAGTTGAATAAGTAAGCACAGGGTGTGAGTGCTTAAAAATTTTTAAGCACTCACATTTTACCCTGGACTTCCCCATTATTAGTATAACCAACAGCTTATAAACTTATACAGAAAGGATGTGAATGAAAATGCTGTTTTATGACTTTGAAGTTTTCAGTCAGGATTGGTTGGTGGTCATCCTGGATGTAACAAACAGAAAAGAACATGTAATCATCAATGACCCTGATGAACTTGAAAGAGTGTACAAGGAAAATGTCAATGACATTTGGGTTGGCTATAACAGCAGACATTATGACCAATACATCCTGAAAGGCATCCTTTGCGGATTTGACCCGAAGAAAATCAGCGATTACATCATTGTAAAAGGAAATCCTGGTTGGAAGTTTTCTTCCTTACTGAACAAAGTTCCACTGATAAATTATGATGTGATGCTGTCAACAGACAGGGGTCTGAAATCCTTTGAAGGGTTCATGGGTAACAACATCAAGGAAAGTTCAGTTCCTTTTGATATAGATAGAAAGCTGACACAGGAAGAACTTGATGAAACAATTAAGTATTGCAGACATGATGTAGAACAGACCATTGAAGTGTTCTTGAAAAGAAATGAAGAATTTGATGCTACCAGGGAACTTATAAAAATATTCAATCTTCCCATTACTTCATACAGCAAGACCAAAGCACAACTTGTGTGTGAAATATGCGGTGGTATGGGCAAAAAGTTTGATGACAATGAATTTGACTTCCCAATTGTTCCATGTGTACAAGAACATTTGAAAAAATACAGATATGTGCTTGACTGGTACAAGAACCCTGAAAATCATGATTACAGCAAAAGCCTTGAAACAATAGTTGCAGGTGTTCTCCATACCTTTGCCTGGGGTGGTATCCATGGGGCAAAAAAACAGAATACTGAATCAGGGGTGCTGCTGAACATGGATGTTACTGCTTACTACCCTTCTATTCAGATTCAATATAAATTCGGTTACAGAAACATGTCAAAGCCTGAAAACTTTGAATTGATTCACAGGGAAAACTTGCGATACAAAGCCGAAGGAAACAAAAAAGCAAGGTTACCTTTTAAGATTGCAGATAACAGCATGAGTGGTCAGCTTAAAGATAAGAACAGCAAATTGTATGACCCTATGATGAACAATGCTGTTTGCGTGAATGGTCAGCTTATGCTGCTGCTTTTGATTGAAATGATTGAACCACATGCACAGCTTGTTCAAAGCAACACAGATGGTCTTTTGGTGAAGCTGAAAACTATTGATGACTTTGACCTGATGGATGACATTGTTTATGAATGGGAATGCCTGACTGGAATGAAGATGGAATTTGAACTATTCAACAAGGTGTTCCAAAAGGATGTGAACAATTACATCTTGATTGGTGATGATGGAAAAATCAAGTCCAAAGGTGGTTATGTAAAAAAGCTTTCTGACCTGGACTATGACCTTCCAATTGTCAATAAAGCACTTATCAATTACATGGTACATGGGATATCGGTTGAAGATACAATCCTTCCATGTGATGACCTGAAAGAATTTCAGATGGTAACAAAGATTTCAAATAAGTACAAGCACATTGTTCATGGAAATCAAATCTTGAAGGAAAAGTGCATCAGGATCTTTGCATCCAAAGCACCTTCTGATGCAGGAGTATTCAAGGTTAGTGTTCGGACAGGCAAGCCTGAAAAAATATCAAATTCGCCTGAACACTGCTTCATATACAATGATGAAGTAAACGGAAAGGCAGCACCTGAAAAACTTGACAAGCTTTGGTATATCAAGTTTGCAAAGAAAAGGCTTGCTGATTTTGGGGTGGTGTGATGGAAAAATATAAAAACAGAAAGGAAGAGATGGAACTTGTTTTTCAAAGGCTATGTGGAAACCAAAAATAAAAAGTGCATTGAGAAGTTCAAGAACAGAACTGATTTCAAAACCTATAATCAAGTGAAGTCACTTCCTGAATTTGCAGGTATTTTGGATACTGACACTATTCTGATTGATGTTGATGACTTTGAACAAAGTGAACTGTTGTTTCAAATAGTCAAAGACCATCAGTTGAAGTGCAGAGTTTATGAAACCACAAGGGGTAAACACTTCTTGTTTAAGAATACAACTGTTGACACCAACAGAACCAAAGCGAATCTTGCAATTGGTTTGGTTGCTGACATCAAGCTTGGTAAAAAGAATTCATATTCAGTCTTAAAGTTCAACAATAAAGAAAGAAAAATACTTTATGACCAAGCTGACAATGAAGAAGCACAAGACCTTCCAAAGTGGCTGCTGCCTGTGAAAACAACAATGGAATTCCTGAACCTTGAACCAGGTGACGGAAGAAACCAGTCCTTGTTCAATTACATACTGACATTACAAAGCAATGATTTCAGTGTGGAAGAATCAAGGGAATGCATCAGGCTTATAAACAAATACATTCTAAAAGTTCCATTATCAGATGATGAATTAGAAGTGATACTGCGTGATGATGCTTTCAAGAAACCAGTGTTTTTCAAAGGTACAACCTTCCTTTTTGATAAATTTGCAACTTATTTGAAAAACAACCATCACATTATCAGGATAAACAACCAATTGCATCTTTACAGGGATGGGGTTTATATCAGCGGATACATGGAAATTGAATCTGAAATGATTAAACATATCCCCCAACTCAACAGGGCAAAAAGGGCAGAAGTTTTGGCATACCTGGAAATTATGATTCGTGAAAACACCCCTGCATCCCCTGCCCACATGATTGCTTTCAGAAATGGAATCCTGAATATGAAAGACGGAAGCTTCACAGCATTTTCCCCTGAACATGTAATCACCAACAGAATTGAATGGGATTACAACCCCCATGCTTATTGCGAACTTACAGACAAAACCCTTGACAAAATTGCTTGCAATGACCCGAATATCAGAGCATTACTTGAAGAAGCAGCAGGGTTCTGTTTGTTCAGAAGAAATGAACTGGGTAAGGCTTTCATTCTGACTGGTACAGGAAGCAACGGAAAATCAACTTATCTGAACATGTTGAAGCACATGCTTGGAAAACAAAATGTTTCATCCCTGGACTTGAAAAAGCTTGGTGACAGATTCAGCACAGTGATGCTATTCGGGAAGCTTGCCAATATAGGTGATGACATATCAGATGAATTCATCATGGATACTTCAATCTTCAAGAAAATAGTCACTGGTGAAACCATTGATGCTGAACAAAAAGGTCAACCAAAATTTGAATTTGAACCTTATGTGAAGTTGTTCTTTTCTGCAAACAACATTCCAAGAATGGGCAAAGGCAGGGATTCCGCTGCAATATTAAGGCGGTTGGTCATCATCCCCTTTGATGCAAAATTCAGTTCAGATGACCCTGACTATAACCCACATATTGGTGATATGCTGCGGTCACAGGAATCAATGGAATATCTGATTCAACTTGGTTTGAAAGGTTTGAAAAGAGTTCTTAAAACCAAGAAGTTCAGCGAATCAGAAAAAGTTCAAAAAGAACTTGAAGAATATGAAGAAAGTAACAACCCAATTCTTGGTTTCATCAGGGAAGTTGAAATGGATGATGAATTCAAGATTGAGAATGAACCAACAAAGGATGTTTACAAGAGATACCAAGAATATTGCTTGGCAAATAATCTGCAACCTATGTCAAACATTGAATTTTCAAAGCAAATCAACAGAATTTTGAACATGCAAGTTGTTGTTAAAAGGATTGGAAACAAGACCCACAGATTATTTGTTCCAAGGTAAAAGAAAGGGTGGTGTAAGTGGATACATGTGTAATGTGCGGTGAATATGTTCCAGAGGGAAGGCAGGTTTGCATCAGTTGTGAAAAAGCACCTTCCATCAAAGACAGTGGGAACAGAAGGAAGTTTGAAAGTGGTGCAGTCAGAGATATTCAGGAAGGCAAAGGAAGGTGTGACCTTCTTCCCCTGGGTGTAGTGGCTGACTTGATGGGGTTAAAAGAGTTAATGCGGATTCATGAGTTCAAAAGCACAGGTGATGTCATCCCCCTATTTGATGCACTAAAAGAATTTTCGAGCATCTATATGACCAAAGATGAAAATGGCAAAATCACTGAATATGACAGCAAGGAAAAAGAACTTTCTGACATGATGCTTGAAGTGTCCATCCACTTTGAAGAAGGTGCAAAGAAGTATGGTGACAACAACTGGCGAAAAGGCATTCCTGCGTATTGTTACATTGATTCAGCGGTCAGGCATTATCTGAAATGGATTCGTGGTGACAATGATGAACCACATGACAGGGCATTTGCTTGGAATCTGCTTTGCTGCATTTGGACTTGTCAAAACAAGCCTGAATTGAATACTTATCTGAAAGGTGGTGCAGCAAGTGGCAAATAAAAACCCAAAATTCAATGCAAGCGGATGTCCTGACCCAACAGCATATGAAGCATTGAAACCAATAATCAAAGAAGATGCTGAACTGGAATCAAAAGTCAACTTTCTGATTAAGGTGTTAAAGTTCATTATAAATGAAACTGGCTTTGAACTGTTGAACAGGATTGAAATAAAAGATAAAAAGACAGGAAGGTGCTTCAAATGAATATTTCAAAAATGAACAGATGTGGAGATTGTAT